ACGGGGCGAGACCGGGGCACAAGGCCCCGATCCCGATTCACCCGTTCAGAGTCCGAAAGCCTCAGTGATCGCCTGACGGGCGCCCGCCTGGTTCAGGTACGCCTCTGACATCCATGCGCAGTGCCAAGACCCGTCCACCATTTTGGTTTCCATCTGAGCGAACCAGGGTTCGCCGGACCGGTGGACCAGGGTGTAACGCTCGGTCTTGGTGTCGATGCTGGTCAGGTACTCGAAGTGGTCGGTGCGCATCTGGTGCTCCCTGGCTCGTCCTTGCTGATACGAGAAGATTACTGGTTTAGCAACCAGGTGTCTACCCCCAAACGGGTGAATTTGTCACTCGATCTTTTCCCACGTCTGTACTCGGGACACTTTGTAGCGTTGAGAGTACTGGCCTGGTTCCCCCAAGTCGTTCGGGAACACGATGTCGTACCACTCTGTGTTGAACTTTCGGTAGGGCCCCCGGACCACGGAGCCGATACGCCCCGTGGCCGGATTCTTGACCCTCACCGCAGTTCCAAACCATGCTCGCCAAGAGTGACCGGGTAGCGGTTGGACCGGAGCTTGACCAGGTATTCGTTCTCCTCATCGGTACCCGCTGTTGCGTTTGCGTAGATCTCGCGGACAACGCCCGGCCCGAAGCGGTGGTGTTCGACCTTGTCGCCGACCTTGAACTTCAGGGGCTTGTTCATCTTCACTCCCGATGTCTCGTTCTTGCTGATACCGAGAACACTACCCAACCCCAGGAGGGCCGTCAAGTGGACGTTAGCATCCTGTTACCTTGGCGACCAGATGGCGGGATCCGAGACCGGGTCTTCTACGACTATGTGCTCCCGAAGTGGCAGGAGACTGGCGCGGATATCTGTGTCGGCGAAGATGACCCCACCGGCCCCTTTAACTGCTCACGGGCGCAGAACAGAGCGTTTCGTCAGGCCAAGCATGATCTCCTGTTCATGATCGGTGCCGACACCTTGCCGCTGTACCGGACTGATATGTTGGACGCGAGGCTGTGCGCTCTCGCTTTCGGTTGGGTCCCGTTGTTTTCTCAGACCGGGTACTACACCAAGGAAGGCACCGAACAGATCTTGTCCGGAGCCGACCCTGACTCGATCGAGCTCGACTACGTCTTGCCGTTCTGCACTGGTCCGGTTGCCTTGACCCGTGACGCGTACGTCGCCACGGGAGGCATGGATGAGAGGTTCTCCGGTTGGGGCTACGAAGATGCTGCGTTCCGACAGACGCTAGCTGGTCTGTTCGGTGCTCCGCCTGCCTTGCCTTCGACTGCGCGCTGTCTCTGGCATGAGACGGATCATCGTATAGCCGTGTCACCCAACGAAGTTCTCATGAGGGACTATACGCCTCTGACAGACCCTGTCAAGACCCAAGCCTATCTTGATCAGAGAGGATCGTTCTTGTGAGCCGGTACTTGTATCGCACGGCCACGGTTGAAGAGATCTGTCCGGATACCGGGGAAAGCTTGATCCGGCTAGACGATTCGACTCGGATCGCTAACCCACACTGGATCGGGGTTGGCCCGGACATGTTCCGACAAAACGACGTCATTGTCGTGGCCATCCGTGACAATCAAGCCTTTATCCTGGGAAAACAGCCATGAGTGACGCACAGACTTGGGATTGGCCCGAGGAACTAGCCAAGGTACTCGAAGACATGTACAAAATCGTCATCCCGAACCCAAATCCGGGTCCGATCACGATCCCTGACTTGGGTAAGGCCAATGACTGAAACACGCTTGTTCGATCCGGCCGATCCTCCGGAATGGCTCGATTCGGACTGGTGGGCCAAGACAGGGAACTGTAATCACCTGGACAATCGTGTGCACCGTGCCCGGTTGGAATCGGCTGCGCTGTCCGCTACTCAGGCCGCACAGGATCTCGGAATCGAGACGATCACAGATGTTGGTGCCGGTGATGGTGGCTTGCTCAGCTTGCTCCCGGAACCGTACCGGTCCAAGTCTTGGGGCTACGACGTAATTGAGGATTCGGTCAAGTACGCCAAAACGGTGCGCAAAGTCGATGTCCGGAAATGCAATGTTGTGACCGGACGGCCGAGACTGGCTCCGGTCGTTGTCGCGACTGAGATGCTTGAACATCTTGGGGGCCCGCACGCGTTCGTCCAGAAACTGTACAACGCCGGTACCGAGTTCTTGATCGCGTCCTCGCCTCACTCCGAGACGGCCGAGCAACACGAGTGGAACCATGCTTGGGCTTGGGACCGGCCAGGATACGCGGCTTTGATCGAACAAGCCGGGTTCCGGATTGTCGGTCACTTCGATGCGGAGTGGTCACAGATCATTGTTGGGAAGCGATGACTAAACGAAGTCGGTCCAACTGGGGCCGGGAAAAGTCTCGGCTCAAGCCTGAGTTCAAGCCTTGGCAAGTCCGATTCATTCTGAACCGTGACCGTGGAATCTGTCACGTCTGTGGTCAGCCCGGAGCGGAACAGGCCGACCACGTCATCCCGCCCGGAGAAGGTGGCGCGAACCATACCGATAACGGCGCTGCAATCCATGCGGAGCCGTGTCACCGAAACAAGACACAGGAAGAGTCCAGGCGAGGTGTAGCCCGTCACCGTGCGATGCTCCGCCTTCCTCCGGATCCACATCCATTTGACCGGGAGTCATAATGCCCAACCCAGCAAAGCGTACAGACGAGCGGCTTGGTCACCGTTCCAAGGAACAGATGACCGTGGACAAGATCGAAGTCGGGGGCCCGGTACGGGTCCCTGAGCCGGACGAGGACTGGCACCCGATCGCGTTGTACGCGTGGGAAGCGTTCGTGTCGTCCCCGCTCAGCATTTACTACTCGGAAACAGACCTCGCCTTTGGTTGGATGACGTGTGACGCGATCGACGCCGCGTACTTGTCCAAAGCCGCCATGAAGATCACTGCCGCTGAGTCTATGATGCGTAACGCTCTGTTCACGGAGCAGTCCCGCCGCCAAGTCAAGATTGAGATTACCCGGACCGAGCCGGAACAGGACCCAACCGTGGCCAAGAACGTTTCTGACTTCAGGTCGCGACGACGCAACACGAATTAGCCCGGGAGGCACTGTGACCGCGACTCTGGAGAAGCCGAATCCTCTGATCAATCCAGAGTGGGCCCCGATCCGAACTCGTCCGGATGAACCGGGCTGGAAACGGACTCTGGGAGACGCGGTTATCGAGTGGGCCATGGAAAACTTGGTCCATGCCATCACCGGAGAACCGTGGGTTCCGTTGCCGGAGCACGAACGGTTCTTGAACACGTATTACCAGATTGACGAGACCGGCCGTTGGGTTTACAACCAAGCGTATATGCGCCGGGCTCGCGGTACGGGTAAGTCCCCGTTGGCCGCGATCATTGCCGCGATCGAACTATGCGGGCCGTGCCGGTTCGGTGGCTGGAACGAAGACGGCTCTCCGATTGCAATTCCGGAACCGGCTCCGCTGATCTGGATCATGGCTACAAGCGTGTACCAGACCAAGCCGATTTTCGAGATCTTGACCGGCTCGTTCAGCGATGAAGCGATCCAAAAGTACGGCCTGACCTTCGGTGTCGAAACGGTCATCAAGTCCGGGCACAATCGGGGCCGAGTCGATGTCGTCGCGAACAACCCCCGTGGTCTTCGTGGTGCACGTCTATCTTGTGCCCTGATCGATGAAACCTCGGAACTTGTCGACGGTAACTCGGGCCACGCTTCGATCAAGCGTATCAACGGTAACCTCCGGAAGAAGCCGGGCGGGACCGCGCGCCGGGTCGATATGAGTAACGCGTTCGTGCCGGGTGAAGACTCGGTCGCGGAGCGTGTTACCGAAGACTGGTCCAAACAAATGCAGAAGTGGGGTTATTCCCATATTTTGCTGGACAGCCTTGAAGCGAACCCGAAACTTGAACTGACCGACTCGGCTCAGCTTCGGGAAGCGATCAAGCAAGCGGCCGGGGACGCAACCTGGCTCGACATCGATACTCTGGAACGTGCCGCGTACATGCCCGGGGAAGGAATCTCCGAGTTCCGGCGCGAGCACCTGAACCAGATCACGAGTGAGGAAGACTCACTCATCCATGCACATGTCTACGACTCACAGGCAATTGCTGCTCCGCTTGAGTACGGTGACAGGATCACCCTCGGGTTTGATGGCTCTTTGTCTGGAGATGGCACGGCTTTAGTCGCGTTCCGGCTTTCAGACCGTTCTTTCCATCTTTTGCATTACCAGGAACCCAATAAGGATCCTGATTGGGTTGTAGACGAAGAACAAGTGGACGAAGAGTTTAGGCTCGCCATGGATCGGTACAAGGTCTGGGGTGCGGCCTGTGACGTTCATCCGTTCGAGTCTTGGGTGTACAGCTGGAACCGAGACTTTGGTGAGACCATGAAGGTGTCAGCATCGACCAAGGGTCCGCTGGTCCGGGATAATCGTTCGGAACGAAAAGACTTGACGCTCGGTTGCATGTCCCTGGTGGGTGAGATCGAGTCCGGCAAGATCTTGTTCGAGCAGTTCTCTCTCGCGATGAAAATGCACTGGCTCAACGCCAAGCGCGCAGAGAACCGTTACGGGTTCTCGTTCCGTAAGGAAACCAAGAACTCAACCAAGCGCGTGGATATCGTGGCTGCATCGCTCATGGCATACATGATCGCTGAAAAGATCGAGCTTGCCAATATTCAGGAAGACAAACCGAAGAGGGGTCGAGCCCTGAACTGGTAAGGAAGGTTGAGCCGTGACGTTCGAGAAACTACAAAGTTGCATGGTATTGAACGGGCAGAAGTCCCGTGAATATCACGACTATTTCCGGGCCAAGCAAACGCCTCGGAATACTTCTGTCATGGCTCCGCCTGAACTCCGTGACGACTACTTCACTTCGGTCTCGTATTGCCGACTTGCCTGTCAGGTGCTATCCGAGCGAATCGAGATCGATTCGATCACAGCTCTGGATCAGGACGAGAAGGTTGACGACGCGGCCACAGGGCATCTCCGGAGCATTCTCAAGGCTCTTGGCGGTGCAGACTTTGTCAACACCGCGAACATGTCGGCGATGGAATATGGCCGGGCCTACTTGGTCCCGACCGGTACTAACCGTGAAGATGGCCTTCCTGGGGTCCAGCTTGTCCCTGGGCGGGACATGGTGCACTTCGTGGACCCGTTCACCGGCGAGGTCACAGAAGCGCTCAGGGTATACGGCAGGACCCGGGAAAACCGAGCATGGTACACCCCGGAATGGACGTACTACCTAGAACCAGGTCCGGGCAAGCCAGGATCGGACGCTCCTGACGGGTATATCGTCACGAGCAAGGTCGCTACCGCTAATGGCCGTATCGCGGTGTTCCCCTTGATGTGCCGAGACGAGGTCACGAACCCGTGGGGCAGGCCCGAAGCCAAGGACGCGTTCAAGCTACAAGATGCGGCTTGCCGTATGGCCACGGATCTGTCTATCGCTTCGGCCACGATGGCGGTTCAGCAACGAATCCTGTTCGGTGTCGAGGATGAGGACTTTGCGCCCCGAGACGAGAACGGTGAACGCCTCAAAGACGCGGAAGGTAATGTCCTGCCGGGCCCGACCGCGTCCGAGCTGTACATGTCGCGGGTTTTGACCCTCTCCGATCCGGCTGCCAAGATGGCCGAGTTCACAGCGGCTCAGCTCCAGAACTTTACTACGGGCCTAAACTCGATTACCCGTCTTGCGGCGGCCGAGCTTGGTATCCCGCAGGAAGTGTTTGGGGTCGCGAGCGATGCCAATCCCGCTTCGGGTGATTCCCAGCGCCAGAGCGACGCCCGTTTGATTCGTCGGGCCGAGCAACTGACTCGGGGGTTTGAGCCGGGTTGGATCGGGTTGTGGGAATACCTGGCCTTGCTTGAAGGATTTGACGTTACCGTCGTTATCCGATGGGTTGATCCTTCGTTGCCTAATCTGGCATCCCGAGCCGATGCGGTGCTCAAGCTCGCCACGGTCCAGACTCCGGACGGGCGTCCGTTGTATGACTGGCAAGAACTCCGGCAAATGCTTGGCGATAGCGCGGACGATATCCAGGCTGCGCAGAACCGGTTCGAGATCGAAGGGATCAAGCGGCTGATCCAGAACCCGAATGGGGCCCCAGGTGAACAACGAACTACTACGCCAAGCTAAAACTAATCTGTACTTACGGATGGCGGCACGGTTGGTTAAGGCTATGGTCCCGTTTATCGGGGCCAAGCCTAACCCTAAGACGGTTGCTCGATTGACTCGACCGTTTGTTGTCGCGACCCGGCAGCAAGCCCAGGACTTGGCGTATCGAGACTATCTCGCGTTTATCGGGAACAAAAACCCGGTACCGAAGATGGAACAGAACCGGTTCACCGATGAACTCTGGGAAGCCTCGGTTAAGAAGGTCACGGATGAAGTCGACATGCTCGGTTCGGACCATGTCCAGGAACTCGCCATGAAAGCGGATTACTGGGCGCGAGATGCGGAGTGGGGCCAGCGTGTAGACGTGGCCAAGAAAGACT